AGAACTTTTCTTGATTTTGTTTATCAACTGCCAGATGATTATGAAGTTAATGAATATTCTGAATTTACCTTTTTTTAGACTATGAAACAACAACCAGAACAGCTACTTAAGGAAATAAAAGAATGGCAAAATAAAAAAAAATCATGCCAAGAACAGATTGATGCAAGAAAAGTAATATTAGAAAATTATTTTGATGATGGGTTTATTTTAAATAAATTTGAAATAAATGGTATCAGTGCTGTAAGACGTAGAAACCCACAAAAATGGACTTATAGTAATGATTTAATAAAATATAAAAAAGAAGTACATGATGCTATAGAAGAAAAGGAACAATATGAAAGAGAAGAGGGCATTGCAAAAAGACATGAAACAACTTTTAGCTGGTCTGTAAGATGAATAAAATGGAAAAAATAGAAACCGCACTAAAAAGAATAAAAGAGCTTTTTGATTTAGTAATTTATTGGGCAAAAACAACAAAAGAAGAAGATTTGCTAAATAAAGAATTTAATAGAAGAAAAAAAGATTTGTTGAAAGATTTATATATACAACTAGCTGCGTTAGATGATAGATATATGTTTACTCATAAATCAGAATTTAAAACTAAGGAATATATGGTGGAATATGAAAGTATAAAAAAACAAATACAGGAGTTAGAAAAATAAATATGTATTGACAACTCTCTAAAGTGTTTATACACTCTGAAGAGTATATGTCACTTATTTATTCAATGACTTCTATTACTTATCCAATGCGTGAAAGAAAACCACAACAAATGGGTAATTATCTTTTAGATCAAATTACACCAAAAGCTTTAAAGGCAAAGATGGACGAAAACCAACATGCATTATCTGATTTAATGTTAAAAGATCCAAGTTGGGAATATTTCGTTTGGAACGGAACTTTTTTAACTTCTCCAATGATGGCTTTAAGAGGTGCTGAAGAACATGGACTCTATGAGAACAAATCAATTCAAATAGCTAATATTGTTAATTCAGTAAATAATCATTTGACATCACTCGGTAAAAAAACTATTACTGATAATTCTGTTCTTTCAAATTTAAAGAAAGCAGCAAAATATGTACATACTGCATATAGCCTTGTTTTAAGACCTGACAGTTTAAATATGACTGTTACCTTGTTAAGTGCTGCTGCTACTAATCAGGAAATAGAAAAATGGTATAACCAGATGGAATCAAGGTTAGAGAAAATTATTACACTTGCAAAACACGCAAAAAACAGTGATTTTGAACAATTACCATCATTACCTGTAGCAAAACAAAAGTTTTTAAAATTAGCTGATGCGATGAACCCAGAAACAGGTAACAACAATGAGTAATTCAATAATCCCTGAGATTGTTGGTCAGACGGAGATTCTTGAAGAGTCTCCTATGACAGAACAGGAACAAAAAGAACTTATTGAAACTGAAACAGTTATTAAATCATCTTTTCAAGGAAAAATGGAAAGAGATTTAGCTATAGGTGCTGGTCTTTTAAAAATAAAAAGACAAAAGCTATATAGAGGTGTTAATGGAGGTCGATTATGGCCTGAATACTTAAAAGAAGAATCTGCAAAATTAACAGGTAATGCAGAACCAATAAGCGATCAGGTAGCAAGAAATTTAAGAGGTTTTTATGAGTTTCGTTGCGAAATATTACAGGATTTATATAATTATATAATTTTGCCAACTAATAAAAGTCAAGTTACTCCAATTTTAGGTTATTTAAAAAATCCAAAAGAAGCTCTTGAAATTTGGAAAGGTGCTTGTTCCGAAGCTGGAAGTAATAAAGTTCCTACATATCATCAAGTAAACAAAGCTTATTATGATTACAGAGCTAAAATTTCTGCAACACAAAAACAGCCTAAATTAAAATCAGATAGTAATACAGAAACAGAATCCTATACAGAACCTACATATCAGACATCAACAAATAGTTCTTACGAACAACCCCAAACCACTACTCCAGTATGGGAACAGGAAAGAAATAAACAGGAAGTAGATCCTTATTCTGAATGTAAAAAACTACATGATGTTTTATACGCAGCAGAAAAAAGTTTACAAGACTTGCATGGTGTTCTTTATCATCAGATAAATAAGTACGGAAGTGCTTACCTAGATCACATGAAACAATTTGATGCTGGCTTGTATTCTGTATCAGATATTGATGAAAAAATAGATTGTTTAAATCAACAAACAAATTATCTTGTTAAGCTTTTACAGAGACAAGTAGAACCAAATGATCTTGTAAATGAGTAACTCAAAAAAAAATAAAGGTGATGCAGCAGAGAGGGAGGCAGCCGCACTATTAACAAAATGTACAGGGTATGAAGTTGAAAGACGTTTTGGAGCAGGCCAAGAAAAAGATAAAGGTGACTTGGTTGGTATTCCTGATACTGTTTTACAGGTTGCAAACTGGAAAGATACAAATGCGGCTGTATTACAGAAACCTAGAGAAGCAGAACAGCAGCGAATAAACGCAAAAGCAAAATATGCAGCTACATTAGTTAGATATAAAAGAAGACCAGGATGTGCAGAAGGTGATAACTGGCGTGTTGTATTAACACTTCAACAGTATGCAAGATTAATAAAATGAATTGTCTATATTGCAAAAAAGAATTGATTATTAGTGACACGCAAGAATATGAATTAGATGATACTTATGATTTTATAACTTATTTGCATTGTACAGAATGTAAAACAGATGTAGAGGTATATAAGAAAAATAATTAATTAGTTGACAGGGGTATACCCTAGATGTATACTAAGAATGTACCAAACAACCGAGAGGTTTTCCAAATGACAAACACACTTCCACAAACTCATTCAGCACTTAACAAAACAATAAATGGATTAGAGTATTCTAAAGAACTTGGCAAATGTGTAAAAACTACATATACCTTTACTGATCTAGAAAAGCAGGTGATGGATCTATTTCCTATTGATTGGTATGTAGATGAATTAGAAGCATCTGATTTTGGGTTAGACGATCCTGATTGTTGGTTATTAGATTGGGATGAAGTCCAGCCATTAATTAAAGCTCTTAACATTACACAGAATCAGCTAAAAGGCATTATTGGTTCATTAGCTAACAAAGGTGCAATTGAGATAGAAGAAAGAGGACAGACAAAAGCAGAAAAGAAAATCTTTGGTGAAGATCTTTATTGGTTATCTTCAAAATGCTTTGAGTCACTTATTAAAAAGGAGGTAGCATAATGCAAAACTTTCTAATGATGCTTGCTGCTACAGGGTTGTTTTATACAGCCCTTACATCTTCTCTATATGACATGACAGTTACAGCGTGTGAAAGTCAGGTAGGTAACTATGAACTAGCTTGTAAGGAGGTAAACAAATGAAATACGAATATGAATGGCTTCCTACAAGCAGAGCAGCATTAGCATTAGGCAGATCTGCAGATACATTAAAAAGAAAAAGAGATATACAAGGAGGATTTTTAGAACAAGGTTATCATTATTGTTTAGGTGACTCACCAAATAGTCCTATAACTTGGCATATTGAAAGATGTATAAGAGCCTTTAATAAAAAAGGTATTGCTGCAAGAAAGGAATTATACAAAAAAAAGAAAATGTCATAATAAAAATACATAACTAAATAAATATAGTCGGGAAGCCTGATAGTTAGTACTGCTAATTTGCTAGCTTGAAAGTTATACAAAACCTTACTAAGAGAGAGAGGGAAGACAGGGCAGAGTAACACATTTGGATCTGATCTATCTCCCGACTAATTATTACAATTATTAATTTATTGTTACATCTATTGCAAAGGGTATACCCCTATGTTTATAATAAGAACATACACAACCGAGAGGTAATCCAAATGACATTCCAACAATTCACACAAACAACAGAAGGACAAAAAGCAGCTAAATCATGGGCTAAGTTAGCAATCAAAATGAACTGGTCAAATGAAGAGCTAGAGCAAAGAATGAGAGTTACATATAAAAATCTAGCTAAAGCAGGTCTAATGTAAGATCTGCAAATTATATTAACTACAGTCCCTACTATAGAGGTTTTTTTATTGCAATCCTCTACTGGAATTAGGGTATAATCTAGCCTTAATAAAATCTACAGCCTGGTCATCTAAGGTATTATCTGTCTGTTTTACTAATGCTTCCAATAAATCTATTACTAATTTCTTCATTGCTTTTGATCTTATAAATGCAAGAAGTATTGGTTTAAAAATGCGTACCATAATAAACTGTGTTCCTTTACAAATATACTATAGTTGTTAAATTAAATTTGAACATCTACTGCTTCTGATCCCCATTACCCCATCAAGGTAAGAAGCAGTATTTTTTATCTTCTTGGCTTTATCTCTGCAACAGCCAGTTCCACTTCTTTGAGTCTATGAAAAATTTCTTTCATATTATCATCCATAGAATCTATCTTATCTGATAGTAATTCTATAGCAGTTGTATTTCTAACTAAATCATCCCTAGATTGCCTACCTCTATAGCTTATAGATCCTACAGAAACAAAACATGCAGTCAACAATGCTCCACCTACTGCCGCTACTACTTCTATCACTTTTCTGTACCTTAATATATAGCTATTATAGATTAAAAACTTATGTCAGAGCAAAAAGGTAAAAATCCACTACAAAAAATTAAAGAAAAATTTGACGATAAAGAAGAACAATTAGAAATATTAGGTATTTTTATTAGATTAGGTGTTATGGTCTGGGCTGGTTTTATAATCAGCCTTAATTACATAACAATACCAGGATTAACAGAAGGAAGAGAAGTTAAAGATATAACATTTATAGCTTCAGTATTTACAGGATGTTTGGCCACATTTAATATTACACCTGGAGGAAAAAAGAAAAAAGATAATAATGATTTAGAGGGTAAATCTATTGCAAACTCTAACGGAAACGTGCAAACTATAAGAATAATACAAGAACCAATAAAAATTATTGGTGCTACTGTAGTTGACCCCAGTAAAAAAGAATGAAAAAACTATTATTAATTTTTGTATTAGCATCTACACCTGTATGTCATGCAGATCTTTCTCACAGTATTACCAGCTCTGTAAAATTAACTGTAGGAGCTGCAACAACCTCTAGTGACCGTGTAGGTAGTAGCTATAGCGTAAGTGGTACAGGAGTTGATACGACGTATACATCAAGTGGTAATGCTGTTGCTAATGGTGTTGGTTCTCTTGTAATAAGTTCAGGAATTGGTACACCTCCTGATTTGACAGTCACCCAAGACGTTCCAGCTAATAGCTTCAGTTTTTCGCAAAGTTTCGTTCAAGCAGATGCTATACCTGGAAGTGCAGTTACTACTGGTGAGACGGCAAATTTTTCTGATCTAACAAGTGTTTCTGGAGGAACTGCAGGGAATTTAGCAGGTACAATTACATCTGCAGGTGCAATTTCTCTTACAGCAGGTGGTGCAAATACAGAAGCAGTAGGACAGGTAATAACAACACTTATTGTTGAGTAAATTATGTATAGGCTTTTAGGGCTGTATGCATTATTCTCTGCACCAATTTATGCAGCACCAGTAATTCCAAATTTTCAACAAGGTGTTTTGCAGCAACACGTGGAGACAAAAAGTACAATAATCGAGGATATAAAAAGTTTTGATATAAGGAATGGTTATCAGCTAACGGTAGGAGGAGAAAATATAAAAAGTAATACAGGTAATGTTGCCCCTGCTGGTTGGACTAAAGTTAATACAACTATTCAGGGAGTAGGAACTACTTATGTATCACCAAATTTAGATAATAAGCCTACATATTCTATTGTTAATGAAGGTGATAGCTTTATGTATTATGAAACTTTAGAAACCCCAGGTATTATTAATTTTACTCATATTATCAGGGAAACTAGTGTCGAAAGTATAAGTGATAGTACTTCTACGTTTAGTCAATGAAAAGGTATTTATTTTTACTGCTGATATTAAATAATCCTGTTTTTGCAAATTCTATAAATACGACATCTAATAGTAGTGGGAGCGTTGTTAATCAAGCTGTACAAGTGGTACCTTCTAGACAATTTCAATACCAAATGAATGGGATTAGTTGTCAGGGTGCAACATTGAATATATCTCCTTTTGTTTCTACTACATACGGATTTGCAACGCCTTATGAACCATATTTTGACAGGCCAATATATTCGACAAGAGATATAGAAGGTGATACAGATGATAATGGTGCAGCTATTGGTGATGGTGATGTGGATTTAGGTCACAGAGGTGAAATATTATATTTCGAAAAAGTGCGTACAGGAATGAGACAATCTAACACCTCTATAAATGGTGGTATTACTGCAACATTCTCCATACCTTTAGACAGGACAAAAGTTAAACAATGCAGAGAAGCCATGAAAAAACAAAATGAATTATATGAAGCATCACTAGCTGCTAAACGATTAAATTATGAAATGAGTAGAGCAAAAACCTGTGCAGATAATTTAAAAAATGGATTTAGATTTAAACCTGGAACAGCAATGGCAAAAATATGTTCTGATATTGAACTAATAACACCGCCTAATTTTGAACATACACATAAAATAAAATAAATTATTGTAATTTACTTTTTATAGATTTTTTTCCAGTAAATCTTGTACCTTTTTTACCTATTAGTTTTTTTAATTTAGTTATAAGTTGTTTGAAAATAGGTTTTAGTAGTTTTGTTAGGAAAGGTGTAAGTGTGGCTGCTGTTGTAGCTACTATTGTAATTGCAAATGTTGTAGATACGGTATTTAGTGAAGGTAAATATTTTTCCGTTGCTGAGGTACTAGCCCATTGCACAACACATTCTTTTGTTTCTCTAATATATTGAAAACCAGTAACTTTTTCAGTGCCTTTACTATTTAAATCTCCTATACGTGGGTTGTTTCTTTTTGGATCAGGGCATGGAATTTGATCTGTATTAACATCAGGTATTTTAGGTTCTACTGTTTCATTAACGGGAGGTTCTATATTAGGTGGTTTGTTGTCTTGTTCTATAATTACTAGATCTTTTTTGTTGTAATTTAAAGGCTCATAAAAAGGCAATGGACATATATTAATATTTCCTGATGGATCATCTATAAATAATTTATTATTAGTTGTACCATCCCTTCTAATAGTAGTACAGGGCATATCAAAAACAGGTGGTAATGTTCTTGTTATATGTTGTGTTTTAGGTATTGATGACTGCTTTTGTATATATATATGAGGTATTCTAGGTATTGCAGAATTTTTTATGATATCAATTTCTGGCATTTATAAATTTATAGATGCTTTAGGTTTAGATGGTATAGCAGGTTGTGTAAATTTTGGTATCTCTTTATTAATTAAATCAGGCATATTTTCTTTAAGATTATCAACAATAATATTTTTAATTTTTTCATGACCTTTAGGACTTGTTATAAATTTATAAGCAAAGTATGCTGAACCTAAAGTTGTTATTGAAGCTAAAAAGCTTATGACAGCAAAAACATTAATTAATTTAGACATGGTAAAACTGGCAGTAATAAAGGCACTAGCTTTTTCAAGTGTAATACTTTTAGTATGTATTTTAGCCTTGTCTCCTCTTTACGTGACTATGAGCCTTATGACAAGGCAAATTGAAAAGGTTAATTAAGACCAAGGCACACCAGTAGATTTTGTAGGTGTTTTAGATTCTGTTATTTGTTCAGCAATAGATGTTTCTATTCTTGTTACTTCATCAGCCCCCAAAGCAGCTTTAGCCCATGCAATGGCGTTATCTTTAGTGATGGAAGCATAAGCAATAAACGAACCACTGTCCGCTTCAGCAAGTCCTATTGCACCAAAAGAAGAACCGCTATAATTAACAGTAGAATCGCCACTTCCAACTGTTTCAGTATCACTTGCCGTCCAATGAACAGTATTTACAACATCAGATAAGCTTCCTACAGTTTTTGTTGCATCTAAAGCAATAACATCCCATGTAACAGCCATAATAATAATTAATAAGGTTTATAAAGTTAAGCAGTTTGCTCAACAGGTTCTACAAGTTCTTTAAGAGTTTTGATAGCACCTTGATCTTCTATTAAAGGTTGTTGTAAAGCTCTTAATTGTTCTTGTAATTTTGTTATCTGTTGTTCAATTTGTTGTGCTTGAGCAACATTAGTATTGAAGCGTTCTTGCACTTCATTTAGTTTTTCTTCTGGTGTGGGCATAATAAATTAATTTATCCTGATTATACTAAGCAGCTTCAAGAGCTTCAACCTTACCTATAAGTTCCTGTACAGCAGCTACAAGTAAAGGTACGATTTTAGTTTGATCTAATTGCTGTGGTTCAATCTTAGTAGTTGAGTAAGTTTTTACATCACCATACTCTTTACCACTAGGCAGTTCATCTCCTTCTTCATAATAAGTTTCACCAGCCATACCATCTTTTTGACCTGCAACTGCTTCTGGCACTGCTTCTGATACCTCATGTGCTAAAAATCCATCTAAAGTTGTTGTTGCATCAGTTATAAAATTAAATCTAATTGGTTTTAATTTTTTTAGTCTTGTTATTCCATCAGATATTGCTACTGCATTTTCTTTTAATCTGTAATCAGAAGTACCATTAAAAAAAGTTTGTGTACCATGTGTAGAAACAGATCCAACAATACCATTACTATTAGAAAATGAAAGAACAAATCTTTCCCCACTAACAGCACCACCGAAAAAAGATCCAGCAACATTGCCAGTAGTAGTCGAACTGTTACCAAAAACAGCTAAATTACTAGTAGAAGCATCAGTACCTCTACTCGTTGTGCTTATAAAAACTGTTCCAGACGAATCTATACGCATA